CGCGGCATTACTCGTACCGTTGCAACCGATGGTTCAAGCTATCAGTTCCGCGTAAAAACGGGCAATGCAGGCGTTCAATGGGGCTACGGCATCCAAAACAACGGCGATTCAACAACCATTGATACGGCAATTTGGCAATTGGTTCTGAAAGACATTAACGTTCAGTTCCCAATTCGTACAGCCGCTTTGGATGATATTGACGGTTTAGAAGCCAATGTGGTGGATGACATGCTCATGGAATTCGCACAGGCAGAAGCACTTTCGATGATTCAAAATAATGACCAATCCGGTAGCGGTACATCTGTATCAACAGGCGGCGCAGATGGTTTGCGTGGACTTGACCAATACCCAATTTTGGGTGGTGGTGCTTATTCCGCCGGTAATACTACAGCCGCCGCTTATGGTACAAGCGGAACAGCATCTACAACTGGTTTGCATTATTTGGCAACTTATGACCAAATTACAACCAATGCAAATACGGTTGGTGCAAATAACATTTCTTACGATGACGTAATTAATCTTGTTTATGCTTTGCCGCAACAATATTGGACTCCGGACGCTAAGTTTATGATTAATCCAATTTTGTTAAATGGTTTGCGTAACCTTAAAGATGACAATGGTGCACCCATTTGGAATCGTAACGAAGGTTTGGTTGCTGACGGTATTGTTGGTCAGTTGTTGGGCTTTGATGTAGTGGTTAACAAATACGTTGATACTCCTTCACAAACTACAGCGGGTTCAGCCGGTACAACTAGCTTGTACCCAATGTATTTCTGCGATTGGACACGCTTCCATACAACAATTGACAGACTCAATATGTTGATGCGTAGGTACGACCAAACGTTGCCCGGATACATTACATTCTTCGGCGAAAAACGTTTGGCAACAAGCGTTCGTGACCCCTTCTCAGGTGTGCGTTACCGTTCAACCGCTACCGCAACCTAAAGAGCAGTTGCCGCAAAGAGAAATCTTTATGGTGATTTTGCCGGAGGCTTCGGCCTCCGGCTTTTTAGATTAGATACAGGAATTACTATGTCAACCAATGAAAAAATCCTGAGTGCTTTGCGCGAGGCGTATACCGAAGGTAAAGCGGTTACGATTAATTTGAATGAGGCTTCCGCACTTACTGGTTCAGGTTTGAACATTGGCGGGCGCACAATTTTTGATGACGCATTTGCGGCATTACGTTTAGCAAACCCATTCCGGTCTGCGGCCCGCGAAATTACAGTAGCCGGTTCGCAAGCATCGTTTACTGCAAAAGTTGGTAATGCTACAAATCCGGATAATCCTTGGGGTTACGAATTTACCCCTAATTTGGGTACGCCAAACGTTGATACCGTATTTTGGCAACTTCCCGTTCGCGTTTTAGTTGCTCAATTGCCGGTTCGGACCGCAGTTTTAAGTGACGTTAATAATTTGCAAGAAACACTTGCGGAAGACCTTGCTTTGGAGTTTTCGCAACTAGAAGCCGAGTCAATGGTTTTAAATGATGACCAAGCCGGTACAAGTACAACAACAACGGGCGGTTCAGAAGGTTTGCGCGGATTAGATATGTATTTAGGTGGTTCTGAAGCCGCTTACGGTACAAGTGGAACTGCAATCACTTGCGGTATCCATACAATCAAACGCGTATATTTTACGGGCACAGGCGGTTCAACGCCTACATACGACAATATGGTTGACGCAATGAATTCATTGCCTTCTGCATATTTTGCATTGCCCGGAACTTCTTGGCACATGACTCCGGATGTGATTTTAACTTTGCGTCAATTAAAAGATTCGCAAGGTATGCCAATGTTTATTGAGGCCGGTGACAAAGACGGTGCGGCAGTTGGTAACATTTTTGGATTCCCCGTAATCTCGAATCCTTACCTGAGTAGCGCAAATCCAATTTATTTGGCAAACTGGCCTCAGTTCTTGACAATTGGCGACACAGAAACAATGACTATTCGGGCTTACGAACAAACGCAACCCGGATTTATTACAATGTTTGCTGAAAAGCGTATGGTCAGTACAATTCGCAATCCGTTTGCGGGCGTAAGAATGTCGGTTGATTAAAAGGGGCAGACATGACCGTTGTGCAAGATGGATATCCGAATTATGGTTCGCCTACGCGTAACCCGTTTAACTACGAGAAATTCATACAGATTGCCCGCGACAATGTAACCCCGTGGTTAACTAAGCAACAAATTGCCGAGCAGATCAATTTGGTTGATGACGAAAGTCAAGATGCTTACCTTGGTGCGCTTGAATTAGCTGTTCGGCAAGCGGTTGAGGATTATTTGGGAATGTCAATTTTCCCAACTAAATACCGAGTTTGGTATAACGCTTCAAGTTTGTACGGAACGCCGTTAACTTTAGATTTGCCGGCGGTTAGTCAGAATTTTTATTCCGACCAACCCGGAGTTACGGTTAATGCGGTCAAATACTGGACAGATGCTACGCCGCCGGTTTTGGTGGTGGTTGACCCGACTACGTATTACTACGACCCTTCCGGCAATAAAATTGTTTTGCAAAGTCTGCCAAGCAATCTAAATACGGGAATGACTTCACCGGTTTACGCTGATTACACAACTTCGGCAGACCCAATTGCAAGCTATCCGGTTATACAGCAAGCCGGATTGTTGTTGTTTACACATTTGTATAACAACCGGTCAAATACGACAGAAGTAGCCCAAAAAGATATACCGTTTGGGTTTTCGACATTGTTACGGGCTTACAAACCTTTGGTGATGTAATGGCAATTAAGCGGTACGAAAATGTTATTGTAAACAATCTGACCTTCACAAAAGACGGTTTCGGAGAGCAAAGCACAACCCAAACTGCATGGTTTACAACCCGTGGATTGATTAGTGAAGTAGCAAACAGTTTAAAGATTTCGGACAAATACAGGGTTTACCAAGACCTTGTAAATTTTGATTTAAATTTTACGCCAAACACAAAAGAGATTGCAGATAATACTCATGCGTATTCTTTTCATTATCGAAACCATGATTGGCGAATAACAGATGCGCGAGAAGCAAACGACCGTATGTCAATTAAGTTTCTCTGTTACAGAACCGACCCAATTACGGCAGTCTAATGGCAATCAATAATCCGGTCACAATTGGCGAAGCAATTCAGTATCAACTGAATTCTATTGTTTCGCCTGTACCAGTTTATGCTACGTTCAACCGTAATTTTGCAACAGAACCAAATTTTATTACGTGGCAAGTTAGAGATATTCACCAACCGGTTTACACGGGGCAAGCGCAAACCAATATAGGTATAGATACGCCAACATTTCAGATTTCTGTTTTTACGCAGAAAATTGAAGACGGGTTTGATTTTTCTAACGAAATATTGCAAGCATTGCATGGATATTCCGGCATTTTTGGCAATCCGGCAAGCGGCGGGTTTTTTATTGCCAAAGCAGATGTAATGTGGCTTTACAACAGTTACGACAACGAGGACAATCTAGCTTCGGTGTTTTTAGATTGCACCTTGTATATACCAACCTGACAAGACAAGATTTTTTCAATTCTTTTCTAAGGAAATAAAAATGGCTCTCATTAATAAAGTTCTTCCCGGTTATGTTGCAACTCTTTGGTGTCAAGATGACGAAACTCCAGTTCCATTGACTGATACTCAATTGGAAACGTGGACATCACAAGTTGCCACAATTATTGGCACAACTGCCGGCGGTACTGGCACAGCCGGTATTCTTGTACCTGTAGAGGTTATTCCTCCATTTGGTGCTGACGATGCGGTTGCCGCTTACTCAGTTGCCGGTGCGCGTACTGGTGCAAAAATTACGACACAAAACCAAGTGACTTCACTTGCGGTTACTGCCGCATGGAATCCCGCCGATACAGCACAATTGCTGATTCGTGAAGATGGTTATAGTGGCTCAATCATTCGCACTTATGTTGTTGCTGTTTACGATGGCTCAAATACAGTTGCGTATGCTTTTAATGCTCGCGTAGGCGGCATGACTTGGGATATGAATACAAACGCTGAAGGTAAGTTCAACTTTACGTTGCACCCCGTAGGCGGTAATTCATACGGTTGGTCAACCAACACATAATTGGTAACCAAGCCCTTCGCCTAATTAGGCGGGGGGTTTTTTAATATAAGAGAAAAAATGATACAACACGAAGTTAAAAACAGCGATGATTTATTAGCCTTTTTTGTCCATGAAGCAGAAAAAGGTAATAAACAATGGTTCGGTTGGTTGCAACAGAAGATGACCGGTATTACATTGATTCATCAGATTGCCGCCCGTCATGCAGACAAAATGTCTCCGGATGAAATAGTTGATTACGTCAATAGACTTAATAGTTCTATTTTTAACCGCATGATTAAACCGGGTTCAATGCCATGACTATTGCAACAAAATTCGGAAATAGCTACGAACAAATTCGAGCCGCATCCCGATTCAAAACAATTACCGTAAACTTAAACGATGTGCCGTTTGAGTTAAAAGTGCGCATTCCGGTCAAACGTGAATTGGAAGAATTGCAGAAATCAATCACAAATCCGGATGAGCAAGTAATACAAAAGATTTACGATGACTTGACCAAGCCGTTAAAAGACAGCATTGCAGACGCGGGCGAAGGTTTTTTAGATGCTTTAAATGCCAAAGAAGAACAAATCAGAGTTACAGAAAATGACTATTTTGTTGGCGGTCATTCAGTCAAACACGTTGCTACATTGACTGCCGTATGGCAACGACAAGTTGAGGGTTATTTTAATTTGTTGCAATCCGCAACCGGCGAGCCAATAAACGAAACGTTTGACGAAATATCAGAAGAATTTCCCGAATCTGTAATCCGAGAAATTGTTGCCAAAATTGACGAAACAATTAAGCCCAATTATCGGGAAACGAAAAAAAACTAAGAAGGTCATTACGGGCACAAGTTCGGGCCGCAATGATCTACAACGGGCACACACCGGACACAGTTGATGCAATAGACGAAGAAACGTTTACTGAAATCTGCGTTTTGTTCCATGATGGAATAGTAGGCGGGCGCGGAGTTTATGATGCGCTGACCCCGTTGACTACGGCGGTTTTTAATTACATAAGAAAACCCGAATCTCCGGCTTATAAATCTACACAGATTTTCCCTTGGGTGGTAGAGTACGATGAAAATCCTGACCAAGAGTATGACAAAGCGCAAGCCGGTTTAATGGCATTTATGTCCCAAGCACCCGGATTTATAAAGGAGAGATTCAATGGCGGTACAAATCCAATACAAGGTTGAAGGCTTTGCGGAGTTGATGAACCAACTGAATTCTTTTAAAGAAGAAATTGGCAAGCAAAAGACCGACCGTATTTGGCGAAACCTTGTAAAAAAGTCTGCCGAACCTATTCTTCAGGCAGTAAAAGCCGGTGCGCCAAAAGACACAGAACAGCTAGCAGACAGAATCTACATGAAGGTTAGAAGGCCAAGGCGACAAGATAAAACAGGCAAGTTTTACGCGGGCGAAGAATATTTTGCACGTATTTTGGCAAGCCCGTTACGCGATGAATCTCGCAAACATTTAATCCTGACCAAGCGCAAAAAGAAAAATGGCGATGCTATTTTTTCTACTGTATGGCGCGGAAAAAAACCAGTTGCCGTTTCGCAAGAGTTTGGTAACGCCCGTGTGCCGGCGACATTCTTTATGCGAAATGGTTTAAAACGTGCGCAACGTCAATCAGTTGATACGATGGTTGCATTACTTAAAATTGAAATTGCCGAGTTAAGCCGCAAGCGTAATCGGGCGGCATCCGCAAGGGGTTAAGAATGGCAGATATAGCATCGCTTTCCGTAAAGCTAGGACTTGTTACCGTTGAATGGGATAGCAAAGTCGAGGGCGCAAAAAAGCAAGCTGTAGAGTTACAGAAGGCATTTGACCGATTGGGCGGCGGTGTAAAAATATTAGCTGACCATTGGAGGCAATTTGGAGGCGTACTTGGTGCGGTAAGTTTTGCAACAATCATTCAGCAAACATTTGAGTTTACTGACCAAATTACCGACCTTGCAAAAGCATTTGATATTACCGTTTCAGAGACTTTGGCATTTAGAGATGCTTTGGTTTCTGCCGGTGCAAAAGCTGACGGTGCTGAAAAGATTATGTCAACCTTGTTTAGCAAGATTGATGAAGGTCGGCAAGGAAATGATGCGGTTGTTGCTCAGTTTGAAAAGCTAGGCATAACGTTTTCTGACCTAAAAGAGTTAAGTCCTTATGATGCAATCATTCAGGTATCAAAAGGCTTTGAAAATTTAAACGACACTTTTGAACGCACAAAAGCAATTAAAGAGTTTTTTGGTAAGCAAGGAATTGGTTTATCTATTGCAGATATTAACGATGCGCTTGCACAAGGCACAAGCAAAAATGATAAATACGCTGATGCTATTGAAAAAGTTGGGCAAGTAAGTGATAACGTTAAGCGAAGTCTTGAAAATTTAAAAATTGCTTTAGCCGGATTAATGGGTCAGTTTGCATTGCCCGGCGGCGTTGTTAGTGCAGAAAAGTTTACGCAAATTCTTTCAGCATTAGCGGCGGGCGGTATTGCATTAGGTATTGCAAAGATTGCCGTAGCGTTTGTTGAATTAACCCGAGCCATACTTGCGGCCCGCACGGCGGCGGCTTTATTTAATTTGACTGCCGGCGGCGCAAGCCCAATTGGTATTGCTATTAAGTTACTTGCGGCGGGCGCGGCGGCAATTGTTTATTTTAAAGGCGACCCAACGGCGGGCGGTAAAGAATCATTTGCAGACCAATTAAATGCTAGCAATGAAAAAGACAAAGACATTTTTGCTACAGCAACCGGCGGCGCAACAAATGACCCCGTAAAGCAATCTGCAGAAGAAGAAATTAACTTTACAAAAGCGGCAAAAGCAAAGCAAGCGCAAGTTAATTTAACAAGGGCATTGCTTTCACTTGACAGAGAACGTGCAAAATTAGCAGATGATTTTTTAAACAAAGATGATTTAAGCAATCAATATAGAAATATTGAGTTAGGACAACGAGAAAAAATATTACAAATAAATGCGAAGTTGGCTCAAGAATTGTCAGTTATGGATGGCGAGAAAAGTGCCGGTTTAATTTTACAAACAAAAGAATTAGCCGCCGCCGAAATTGGCAGAGCAAATCAAGAAGCCGGAGACAAAAAACGGTTAGCACGTTTGCAGTACGAGCATGCATTAAAAATGAAACAGATGGAGTCGGAAAACGATTACCTTCGGACACTTAATTTACAAGGCGCAGATAACGACCAACAAACCGCCGCGCAAATGGCAGAAGCAGAAGATATGCGCATTAGGGCAAGATTTGATTTATCAAACCAAGTTAAAGAAACTGTACGATTAGCAGACGTTGAAAATCAACGACAAAAATTTGGTCAAACTTTATTAATGCAAGACCAACGTTCTGCAGACTTAGCACTTGAACGATACGATTTAGAATTAAAAATTGGCGACTACAAACGTGAAGCAATGAAAAGGGGCGAGACAAATCCTGCAGTATTGCAAGCAATGGAAGATGATTTGCGGCGAGTTGGCGATGAGGCAATTCGCTTAAAGCAAAAAAATATTGATGCACAGCGCACTTTTGAATACGGTTGGGCACAGGCTTACCATTCATTTATTGATGACGCAAACAATGCCGCCCAAACTGCCCGCGATACTTTTAATGTTTTTACAGGCAATATTGGTGCGGCAATTGACAATTTTGTAAGAGGCGGCAAGAGTGCTTTTAAAGATTTAGCGCGAAGCGTTATACAAGATTTAATTGCCATACAGATGAAAGCGCAAGCAATGCGGTTTTTAAATGCCGCATTTGGAATGATGAGTGGCGGCAACCCTGCATTGTCAAGTCAATACTCTTTAGATTTTGCCGGAGTCAAGTTAGGTTCTCGGGCATCCGGCGGGCCGGTAACTGCAGACAATCCGTATGTGGTTGGAGAAAATGGTCCGGAATTATTTTTACCAAATAAATCAGGTTCGATTATTCCGAATCATGCAATGGGTTCAATAGGCGGCGCAACAAACGTTACAAACAACTACATTAATGCAATTGATGTAAAGTCATTCGAGGATAGATTGCTCAATAGTTCGACTGCAATTTGGGCGGCAAATCAGTATGCAAATAAGTCACTTGCAGTCAGTAGAGGTCGAGCATGAGTTTCCAAACTATTTTTGAGATACAACAATCCATGACGGTG